CTCAACGAGGAAAACTAAAGGGTCTCTAAAGGTGGATTAACCAAATGCCGGCAAAACCGGCATGGCTCAATTCTATCCTAAGAAAGAAGAGCATAAAGAGAGAATAGCGGGTTAAAGAAATAAGGACATAGCAGCATCCGCCAACCATTCCAAACCGGTCGTAACGACCGGGGCAAACGCAGCAGTAGCAGCGGAAGTCAGAGTATCCATAAACTGTGGTGAACCCTTTGTAGTTCCAACAGCCATTTGATTCTTAGCTGCAGTTGCTGCGCTAATGGCGGCAAATTGCGAGGGATTGGCATTTGCTATAGATTCATGCGAGTATGCAGTAGTGCCATTGATAAACCTAAATTCACCCTCATAATGGCCATGGACTTCAACCTCAAAATTTTGAGAACCTCCGGCCGCATTGAACAATACAGCGATATTCCATCCTTGCGAAGCTGAATCTCCACCAGACATGTTATATAACGCAGGGGTAATAGTAGCCCCTTCGCCAGTGATGCTTTGTATGGTGGTAGTTCCAGTAGGAGTATCAGTCTGGTTGGCCCAGACTTGTCCAAGTTGGAAGTCCAATTCCTGCGAACAGCGTCCAGTATGATTGTGTGTTATGGCTTGTGGTCCCATTAAATATTTATGAGTATCTCGCCACCCAGTAATTGTATTGAACGGAAAGACATTCAACAATTGTACCATCTCGGCATTTTCAACAATAAACACTTCGCCACCACGATTCAATTCCGTACCTAAGTAACGAATAACCATAGACAAACCGAGACAACGATGTTTTCCATAAGCATTGCCAGTACTCGAACCAGTTTGCAAAACACCATCGTTACAAGCAGCACCAGTAACTCCTGTAACGGAATCTTGCAATGTACTCGCTCCAGTTCCAGCCCAAGTAGTGCCAGTGTAATACACGGGGTTAGTATTAGTCGTATTATTAAATACGATTAGGTTTTGAAACAGGTAATAAGGATTGAAAACAATCCAACCTAAACCAGCCGAATTAGTAGATACAGTAAATCGACCATAAACACTTTGACGATGGAGAGGAAAAGAATGCAACGAAGCATTTCTCAACAAAGATGGTGAGTAATGCTTATGCCCACAGTAATCAATAAACGTTTGAACGTGGGGATGCAATTTGATTTTACGCTTTCCAGCGGATTTCTTACGATTCGTTTTGGGCACACGTTTGGACACTGTACACGAAAGAGGTTCGCGAACATTAA